AGGGGGTCGTGAGTTCTTCATGACTAAACTGAAAGAAAACTTAGAGTAAAGACAATGGATAAACGCACCGTACAATCAGCACATACTCGCATTGATGGATTGGAGAAGGAAATTGTGGCTATAAAAACCGAGATGGAAATCCAGTTCAAAGATTTGTTTAACAGGGTTAAGCGCCTTGAGGCTGTTGTGATTGCAACGAGTGCGTTTATCATCGCGCTTCTTCTTCGCATGAATATGATGGGATAGATTATGTTAGCTGAATTAGCAGCAGCCAATGCTGCTTACAGCACAATTAAGAAGTTTGTTGCCAATGGCAAAGAGGTGTCAGATTTTCTAGCGCCCCTTAAAAATCTTGTGAGTTCTGAGGAGGAGCTAAGAGCTAGAGGCAACCGCAAAAAAGATGGATTGTTTTCCAAGGTCATGGGCAAATCTGCTGATGACTTTGATGAGTTCTTAGCTTTGCAAAAGATTCAAGAGCAACGCAAAGAGCTAGAAAGTATTTGTCGCTTGTACGGCAAGCCCGGAACGTGGGATAGCTTCTTGGCTTTTGAGGCGAAGATGCGCGTTCAACGTAAGAAAGAAGCAGAAGAAAAGCAGAAACAAATCGCCAAGATTATTAAGTATGCAACATGGGGTATTGTTGCAACGTTAAGCGTTGGTGGTTTTATTGTTTTGTATTTATTCACTGAGTTCTTAAAGGAGTTGTAATGACTATAGCTATGGAAAAGATACTGGCTTGGAAGATCATGCCAAGGATTATGATGCTGGTAATGACTGTTATGTATATTCGCGTCATAGAATGGTTTATGTCTCTTCCGCAGGGTGAGGTTAGCACGCAAGCTACCGCGCTTACAGCGACCGTTACAGGCGCTATGACAGGGGCTTTCGCAGTATGGATAGGACATGAGAAATGATTGGTCAGATTATAGGTGCAGTTGGTGGTTTAGCCACCAGTTATTTAGACGGTAAGGCTGCAATTCAGAAGGCTAATGCGGAGATCAAGCTCAAGCAAGCTACTGGTGAAATGGACTGGGAGCAGTCAGCAATAGAAGCATCGAAGGATTCTTGGAAGGATGAGCTATGGACTATAGTTTTTGTAGCTATTCTTTGCATGAATTTTATTCCCTCTATGCAGGATGTAATGGCTATTGGATTTGCTAACTTAGAAACCACACCGCTCTGGGTGCAGTGGGGAATGTATGCCTCTATTGCTGCAAGCTTTGGTATACGAACCATGAAGGGGTTAAAGAAATGAGTTTTAAATTATCGCAGCGCAGCCTTGATAGAATGCAAGGCGTAGATGAGCGCATGGTTTCTGTAGTTAAGTTTGCAATCACAGCAACGAAGACAGACTTCGGAGTTATTCAAGGTTTGCGTACTTTGGAAATGCAGAAGGCATTAGTAGCTAAAGGCGCTAGTCAAACTATGAAGTCAAAGCATTTAGATGGATTGGCTGTTGATCTGATGGCTTATATTGAGGGCCGTGGTTCTTGGGAGCTTAATCTGTATGACGATTTGGCTGACGCTATGAAGGAAGGTGCTAATGCTGCTGGGGTGAGTGTGCGCTGGGGAGCAGCTTGGCATATAGATGACATCCGCAAATGGGATGGCACAATGGAAGAAGCTATGAATGCTTACGTTGACCTGCGTAGAAGTCAGGGTCGAAGGCCATTCATTGATGGCCCTCACTTTGAGCTAATGCTTTAGCGATCATTTTGTTGACGTTAACAAAATGTTAGCGTTATTAATTTTATCTGAGTGACGAGATAAAGTCTTTATAGTTAAAGCGCGACTGTATCCCATGAAGGACATGCGTCTGCATATAGCGTCTTTGTCTTTGCCCTCTAAGGCTAGTCTGATTATTTCTTTTGTTTCTGGTTTAGCGTCTTTGCCACCCATGTGATAATCAGTACAGTTTTGCTTTAAGAATTTGCTTTGACCATCTCTTTCTCTAGCTCTTTTATTAACTTGCTTTGCGTCCTCGAGCATTGCAGCTAGTAGTTTCTCATTCATATGTGATAGCCCTCTTTTCTTAGTTTGTTTACGAATTGATTTAATTCAGAACGTGCTGCCCATAAATCTTGTTTTACATTTGGATGCGGGTTGGTTCTGTTTTCTTCATTGATTAGCGTATCAACTCTGCGCTTTAGAAAGTCTAACTCTACTTCATGTGCGCGGTGTATCTTCATTGCTTTCTTCCTTGCTCTACGACAGGCCAGTATATGTTATTGCGATGAATGAAATTATTCAGACCAGATAGCTTTACGTCAAGGATTTTTGCTGCTTGTGTTTGAGTGCAGCGAGATTGCGCCAATGCTTTTACTAGCTGTAGTTTTTCTTGCTTGTGACGTTGCGTCATTTCTTCCCATGTTTCCATGTTATTTCCTTTGGGTAAAAAAAAGCCCCACTTAAACAGTGCGAAACCTAATTAAGCGGGGCAGTTGTGAGGGAGGGCAGGACGCTCCTCGGAGAACTAAGCCTAGCTTAGAACGGAATGCTATCTTCTTGCAATGGGGAAGATGCAGTTTGTTGACCTTGTTGCTTGTCGCTTATTTGAAAAGACATATAAGGTTTACCATCTTTCATGCGTCTCCACCCAGCAATCCGCTTGTCTTCACCAACTGGGCCAGAGTAATCGGGTGCTGCATCATTGCCTTTCTTATCGTTATCAAACATTACAGCCATCTTCTGGTAGACCTCGACAATACCACGACCGTCTTTGGTCTGGTCTTTTACAAGAACTACTTTTGAATCTACGCCTTCGACGTTGACCTTGCCTTGCAAGATCATTTGCTGCGTTGGGAATGGTGTAAAGGCTGCGCCTCTATTTGTGTCGTCGTATTCTGCCATGCTTCTGGCTCCTTTTTTTATGATCTTTAAGTTTTTTGTTCATGAACTCTTGATAGTTTTGCATCCTTTCAAGATGATTTCTCCCTTTATTATTTTTGCAGGGAGTACGTGGTGCCGCGCCACAACGCGGACACCATGTTCTTTGGATTCTTTCTTTGGTGTACTTACCACCCACTGCTCTTGTTTCCACTGTCTTGATCGTACTTATTGCCATCCATCTTACCTAAGAAGATGTCAGCATCACAGCCAATGTGCGACAGTGCTTTAGTTAGGCCATCAGTGATAGCCATCTTCGGTGCATCTTCAGCCATACGACCTTTAGCTGCATCAAAGAACTTACGGCACCCTGTGAAGGGGCCAAATGAATTTGCTGGGCTACCATGCCAAACAGTAACATGCGCTAATACAGCGCTGTCTCCGTTGCTTACAGGCACAATCTCTGTTGTGTTGTGCCAACCCCAGCCTTCACCGACTGGCCCAAACTGCTCAGTCATCTTTTTGACTTGGTATTGTGGATCAATGGCGGTGAATGATCGGCTGCCGAAGCTGACCTTCTTCAGATATTTGGGGTCTGAAGAGGCCAGCTTGTCCCAGATGTCTAGGTTATTAGTCATTGTTGGTTCTCCTTGTTATGCGGAGTGATCCCCGCTTGTCTCGTTTAATTGTGAGTTGATCGCAGTAAACTTCTCGTTCGTTACTACTGACCATTTGTTTAAGATCTTTCTTTGCGTTCTCGAACACGCGGTTATGCTCGTAACCGTTGATGTAGGTAATTGCTGCGTCAATGAATTGGTTGTCGCGGCTGGCGTCTCGCTTGACCATGTTGTCCACCTCAACCTTGTCAATGGAGATGTCTGGCGTTTGAATACCAATCGGTTCTTCGTCGCGTACAACGTAACCCCAGAAGTCTGACACCACTGCCCACATAGAATCGAAATACTTGTGGTTGTACGAGACATGCGCTGACTCCCATTTGCTGTTGCCAAAAATTACTGAGAAATAAGCACCGTCTGCTTTAGCAAGATAGCAGTACAGTTGTATTTGCGGCATGTAATATTCAATGACATCATCCATAGATTTGTATGGATTGGTGTGCTTGGCTTCTACTATAAAGCTGCCCCACTTAGCATCAATCAGACCCTTGGCTGGCACTATGCCAATCTCTAACTCATACTCACGTTGCTGATCAGACAGTATGCAGTCATGCTCATGCTCGAACCATTCAAGATTGAAGTCTTCAGTCCAGCTACCGAGTTGTACTGCAATATTGCGAGACAAGTCGTCTGGCTCTATGCGACCAGTCTTGATCTGCCATAGCTCAAGCCAGTCGCCATTCATAATTTTTACGCAGTCGCTGCCGCCTATGAAACCTTTACGCTCCATTGAGTTCTCCTTTTATTATGAGGGCTAGACTACTGCATACTTGCAGCTTACTCAAGATATTTTTTGAGGTCGGCTTCAGTAATGTCAGTAAGTTCTAATAGTTTTTTTCGCTGCTCGCCCTTGAAATATGGCTCACCAACAGGCTCACCATTCTTAATACGCTTGGCTATAATCTCATACTCATCGAGTACATAACTATACTTCTTGTATTCTCTAGCGTAATGCGGTGAGCTTGTGGCTTTGTTTATATGTGCATCCCAGACATTACTTTGAACAGCTTGATAAACAGACTTAGGTTTATTCATGGCTTGTAATACTCCGCTACTTTCTTACCGTTTGGAAGTTCAATCATAGTTTTTTCTATATGAAAGCCAGAAGTTTTTAGCTCAGATATTCTGGCTGATAATCTAAAGCAGCCAAATAAATCTAATGCTTCTAGTGATGTTAATCGCTTACCTTTTTCAAGGTGAGCTTTTATCATTTTGTTTTGATTTTCCATTTGCGTTCTCCATAAGTTTAAGGAATTGATCACCGCTCATGATGACCAGAGTTTGCGGACTTCCTGTCCGTCTTTTATAGAAGGCAATGTCTCGCCTATCTAATACTGTGAATGGGCTAGGGAA